CCTTGAAGGACTCGGACTCCTTGACGGCCACTTCGAGGGCGGCGGTCAGTTCGGCGAGCTTGGCGTCCTTGGACGCGGCTTCGACCTTGAGGCTTTCAAGTTCGGCAGAGACGCCGACCGTCATCTTTTCCACAGTCGTGCGGAGGTCGTCGCGTTCGGCGGTGAGGCCAGAGACAGCGGCGGTGGCGGCGAGAAGTTGCTCTTCGATGGTCATCTTAGATTTGCGGTTAATGGAATTAGAACGAACGCAGGGCGTCGTTGAAAGAGTCGGCCAAGCCCGTCACCAAGCCCTGGGCGGCGGCCTGCTTGCCGGAGAAGGTCTGGCCTTCCATGGCCTCGGCCTTCACCATCTTGCGCTTCATGTTCACGGCTTCCTTGAACTCGGCGTGGATCGTGTCGACGCCCTCTTGGAGGTTGCCAAGTTGGCCTTCGTCGAGGCTCGTGCCTTCGATGCCAGCGCCCTTGAACTTGCCGGACTTGATGACGACCATCTTGATACCGGCCATCTTGGCGGCTTCGGAGTAGTCAGGGATGGCCATGTAGACGCCGATGCTTCCGACGGTGCTGGAGGGGCTGGCGACGACGCGGTCGGCAGCGGAGCCAATCCAATAGGCGGCGGAGGCCATCTCCGAGTCGGTGTAAGCGAGGGTAGGCTTGCCGAAGGAGCGGACCTTGTTGGCCAGTTCCTCGACGCCGGTGACCGTGCCGCCAGGGGAAGAGATTTGCAGGGCGACCTTCTCGACCTCGGGGTTCGTGGCGAACGCGTCCAGAGCCTCGGAGATTTCGTTAACGTCCACGGCGCCCATCATCTTCTCGAGCGGGGACAAGCCCTTGCCGATCACGCCGACGACCGGGATGATGCCGATGCCGTCGACGACGTAGGGCTTGGGGGCCACGCCGAAGAGCTGCGCGAGCATATCCGTGAAGCCGAACTTCTCGGCCAAGACCGCATGGTCTTTCGCCTTGGTCGGGTCGATGAGGAGGGGCTCGCGGCCCGACAGTCCGTTGGTAAGGAAACGCATAATGAAATTAGGAAGCGGGTTGGTCGGGGGTTACGTCGGAGTCGTCATCTTCCATGTCGTCCTCTTCGGGTTCGACCTGCGGGGCCTCGGGACCTTCCTCGACTTCGCCGCCAATCGTGCCGACCGGGGTGTTGGACGGACGGAACAGCAGTTCAAACGGGATGCCGTATTGAGCAGCCAAGTCCTTAATGTGGACCATATCGGCGGCTCGCTTAGCCATCTCGGACCGGAAGTCTAGGCCGCGCTGGGCGTAGAGTTCAGACATGGAGAGGAGGCCCATCTCGACGTCGGCCCGGTCGTTCGCGGCTTCGCGGCCAGCGTCGACGGTGACGGACTTCGGGGTCGTCCAGGAGACGCGGCTCCAGTCCGGGTCGTCAGGGATTTCGCCGGCGGCGATGCCTTGGCCGATGATGTAACCCCACGTCGGTACGCAGAAGTTCTCGATCATGATGGTCTGATACTTCGAGAAGACGCGGCCAGCCTTGGCCGTGATGAGGCGGACGGTTGCGCCGCCCAGCTTGGAGGAGTCGCCGACGAACTCGTAAGGCAGGACGCCCTGGGAGATGTCGCGTTCCAGAGCCGCAAGGAAGCCGGTGAATGTGGCGTTCGGGCGGTTGCTCTGGAAGGACGTCATGTCCTCACCGGGCTCGAGGGCGATGAGTTTGCCGCCCATCGTGTTGGCGAGGTTGGCGTAGGAGCCGGTGCCGGTGGCGCCGAGTTCGTTGGCCATGTCGCCGTCGATGATGCCGCCCGCCTTCTTGATGATGCGGGTGACGTCGCCGTTGTCCTTCACGGCCTGCTTCTCGAGGGCGAGGATTTCCATCTCGTCCTGGATGCTGTTGATGGAGTGCTGGAGCAGGGGCACGCCACGGGCGCCGGACGCGTACTCCTGGTCGACTACCATCATCATCGACTGGGCGAGGATCTGGCGGGACGAGCCGTCGGAGCGGTAGATGTTCACGGCGATGTATTCGCCATACGGACCGAACTGGATGCCGTCGTGCATACCCTCGGGCACCTTGCCTTCGAGAGGGTCGCCGACGCGGTGGGCTTCCATCAGCTGGAGTTTGGCTTCACCGGCGCCGTTACGCACCTTGGCGGCGAAGGAGTCACCGTCACGGATCATGCCGCGCAGGAGGATGGACTGAGCCTGGTAGAACGAGAAGCGGTTCGTGATGTCGATGCGCTTGGCCTTCTCGGCGAAGTAAGCCTCGTAGCGTTCCTGCATCTCAGGGGTCGAAGCGTGGCTCTGCGGCTTGATGCCGTCGCCCACCGTGTAGAGGCAGATGTCCGCAAGGATTTGCTTGAAGAGCCCGGAGTTACGTTCGGCCCAGCGGCACTTGCGTACCATCGTCAGGCGGTCGTAAGGGGTCAGGTCACGGCGGAGGTCACGCGGTTCAGCGCCGTAGGCCGCACGGCGGGCACGCGTCACGCCGATGCTCTGCCAATCGCCATAGGAGGCTTGCGGCTGCGGAGCGGTCGGGGCAGGCGTCACCGGCTTGGGACGCAGGCTGACGGTCTTAATCTTCTTGCGGATGGCCATGGAAATTAGTCCTGACGGTTCTGCCAGTCGGTCGAGATGATCGTGCGACGAGCGCCGTAGGTCGAAGGGTCGAGACGGCTTAGGGCGAACATGGCCTCGGCGAGCATCTCCTTCGGGGGCATGGCGAACTGCTTGGACGCGGACGAGCCGGAGTCGGAATAGGACATCAGGGTCTTACCTTCGGTGATCATGGCGACCGCCTTGGCTTTGATGTCGAGGAGTTCGCACTCCGTAAGTCCGATAAAGAGTCCAGAGGCCATTTAAACTTGCCGAGAATGGAAGCCGTAGAGGGGGTACGCCGCCCAGCCCACGCCATGAGTCTCTTCCTCCCACGACACTAAACGGCGTACCCTTGCTGATAGCGTGCCAATGGTCATTCGGAAGGCAAGTCGGTTTCGGCGGTTTCCCGCCCGGCGATGCCCCAGCGGACGGCGGCCAGCAGGGCGAGGATTTCGCAGTCCATGGCGTGGTTGTCCTTCTTGCCCTGGGGAAGTATCCAAATGGGCTTGCCGGTCCGCTTGTCCTTGATGCGGACTTCGGCGCTGAGCTGCTCGACGTACTCGGGGGTTGCGTCGAGGGCGTAGCTCCAGACGCGGCGAGCCCGCAAGCCGTGCAGGAGGTCTTTGCCTGCGGTGGCCGAGTGCACGATCAGGATGGCCCGCTGCGGGATGCCAGGGACGACGATGGACTGCTTCTCGGAATAGAAGCGGCGGGTCGTATTGCCGGACTTGTCCGTCACGGCGAAGTCGTCGGACCCCGAGCCCTTGGCCGTCTTCCAATTCCGCTTGGCCGTCTCGCGGTAGACCTCGGTCGTATTGTCGCCTGAGTCGACGAGCACCATGGCGTGATGCACGCCGTGCTGTTTGGCGAAGGCTTCCACGTTGCCCCATGAGTCTACGCGGGCGAAGGCCATCAGGCGGCTATGCCCGGTCTTGGCCCAGCGGCGCACTGTCACCCAGAAGTGGCCACGCTGGACGTCGACCCCCATCGTGCGGAAAGGGATGCTCCCGGGCACGGCGTCCTTCTGCTCGACGACGCGGGCCTTCGGCGTGATCGCGGCTTCCGCGTCCCAAGGGTCGGCCATCTTGTAGTTGGCGGCCTCAGCCAGCGCCACCATCTCGCCGCCCTCTTCGCTCCAGGGCATGGCCAGTCGCTTCTGCTTGAAGATGCGCCTAGGCTCCTCGTCGCCGTACTGGTCTGCGGCCTCCTTGGCCTTGAGCATCAGGACGCCGAGCTCGCCCCAGCTCATCGTCGCAAGGCTGTTCCAATGCAGGCCGATGTGCCCGGAGTTTGCGGCGACCGATGTTGCGACAAAGGTGCCTCGGGCATTAGCCTCGAGTCGGCTGGCGTTCGTGTCGGGCAGATGCGTCCGACAGGCCGCGCACTCGTAGGTCGTGCCCACGCTGACCTTGTGCAAGTCCCATGTGCCCGTCGACTTCGCGTCCTCGGGAAACCTGATCTGTTCCCAGACCCATGGCTGAAGGTGGTCGCACTTCGGGCAGCGCATATTCCAGTCACGCTGGTCGGTCGTCTCGTGCAGCTGATGGAACTCCTGCCCAGCCCGTCCGCCCTGGGACAGGAAGATGCGTTTACCCATCCAACCGAACGCCGTCACGCGCGCGCTCAGTTCCGCCAAGTGTCCGGGCGGTGCCATCCAGCACTCGTCGGCGATGGTGTAACGCAGGGACAGGCGCTGAAGGTTGGCCTCGTTCCAGATGCCGCGACAGTAGAGCGTCATGCGGTCGAAGTCCGCGGTGGTCGACCTGTCGAGGTCGTCGCCCGAAAGACGCGCCTTCACCGGCGGGCAGTTGTTCCAGACCGGGCGGAGATAACGCAGGGCGAAGTCTTTGGCCTCGGGGTCGGTGGCCTGTAGGACCATCGTCGGCCCAGGGGCGTTGGCGATGATGTGGCAGGTAAGCAAGCGGGCGAACAGGGACTTGCCGGACTGGATGCTGGCGAGGACGGTCAGGAGTTTCGTCTCAGGATCGGCGGCGATGCGTAGGGCTTCGGCCACCCAAGGCGTGCGCTCGGAGCGGAACGGACCGGGCATCGGCGAGTCAGGGATGGCGTGCACGTTGGACTCAAGCCACTCCACTACATCACCCGAGTCGGACGGACGCAGCACGTCACGCCCAATGCGGAGAAGGTCAGCCTTATTCATAGAGCCCTGCCTCCTTGAGCAGACGATACAGCTCGTCGGATAACTCCGACCACTTCTTCGGCTTGCGCTTGAACGGACGCGAAGGCTTGGGCATCGGCTTACGCCTGGGCTTGGGCTTACGCTTCGTCATGCGTCGAGAGGTCTGCCTTCACGCGGCGCACCCAAGCCTCCAGAACTTTAACCGCCTTCGCAGGGTTCTCGGGGTTGCATCCTTCTGCGACATCAAGGGCGAGTTTGTCGAGTCGGTTGACGATGCCGGCGGTCATGTCGCGCATGGCCTCGGTGGCTTCCTTGGCGGAGATGTAATCCTTGGTCAGGATGAGCCGACGCTCCTGCTCTTCCTCGAGGGCCACCAGCGTCTTGAGCGAGGCGTTATAACTCGACTGGTACTTCCCCTGGTTGGGGTCGCCCCCTTCCATGGCGGCCTGCCAGACGCCACGCGCCCGACTGACCAAGGTCCGATGTTCGCCGATCGTGTCAGCCAGGGAGCCGTCGTCGAGCTGAGCCGGTGCGGCCTTCGGTGCCGCGGCCCGCTGCACGTTCGCCCGGGCTTCCCGCCATGCCCGAGCCGCGTCGATGCTGTCGGTCGGCATGCCT